TGATAGTCGCGTTTAGATTTTGGAACGGTAAGAAATTAACCGCTTTTGCTGCAGCATCGAATGTAGTTGATGCCAAAGTTTCCTTACACCCCATCACATCAACGGATGCAGTCAATTCAGCATCACCACCGAATTTAAAGCCTAATTTACTAATTCGCACACCCGCGAATTGTTGGAATACGTTAACATCTGGATAGCCCTGTTCAATAGTTAATGATGGCATTGTATTGCCAATTTTAAATACGTGCTCAGACTTCTTATTTGGCGCTTGACCTGTTGTATTAGAAGTCGGTTGACCAAATGCAGCTTTTAGCCAGTATCCGATGTCGATTACACCAACAGGTACGGTTAGACTACCGGACGTGTCGATATTACCACGGAATGGCGCTGCTGGATTGCGATCACCACGAATTACTGTGGAGTCGTTTAAGTTTTGGCTAGCTTTTACAGAACTAGAAATAATCGGAGTGACTACGCCACCTGTTGATGGTGTTGTACCAAAGTCCGATTCAAACGCAATCGCCACATGGGACTGAGAGCCCTGTGCACGTTTAGCTGTTGCCATATGCATTTCCTCCTTTAATATTCAATATTCCCGCCAATTACATGCGGGATTTCTATAGTAGCTGTTAAACGTCCAGTAAACACTGGGCGCCAATTCATGCTATCAAGTTCATAGTCAATGTCGATAACAGGGAACGTCGGATTCACCTTACAAATGCATTCAATAATTAACTGCCCTAGGTCATCCGATTCTAGCGCTCCATCGTATCGAATAATATTCTTAACACGAGTTGCGCCTTCATGGACAATACCCCAAACGATCATTAATGAATATGTATAGGTATCCGCAAGCCCTTCGCTTTTATTACTTGGCAGTAATATGATGCAAGGGCAATCATCCTCAAGCGGTGCATCGACATCGTCGTAGCCGACATACAGTTGCGCCGGCTTTCCGTATTTGTCATTGCAAAATTTAGTCAACGCTTCATCATTCGCTAGGGCTTCAGCCCAACGTTCAACGATGCGCGACAGTGGAATTGTCTGTTGCATCAAATCACCTTACCTTGTAGTTACGTCGAGATGCAGATTGTGCTGCCGGTCCATATATAGCGTAGTCGCCTATCTTATCCTCGATATAAGGTTTAAGCTTAGGCTGTAACGCTGCTTTCATAGGACCATAAGTATGACGCGGCTGAATTTTGAACATCGATTTACCCTTAGGCAAGGGTACTCCTGCGGCAAATAACTTCTTGCGCATAGGCTCTGTAATTTGCTTAGTGTACCCTTCTTCTATGCGTTCGCCTAACCGTTTAGCCGAATTAGATAACCACCCAACTCGGACGGATTGCTTGCCTTTGTCATATTGATATCCGACTGCATTCGATAGCTTACCGAGAGGACTGTATCCGATTGTCCTGGCGCTAATACCCATATCAAGTAAGGCATTTCGCGATTTTGAGCCCCAGGCCTCTCGTTCAGCTCGTCCGCCACTTTGGTATGCTTTGCGAAGTTTAGCACCAAATGCTGACTCAAATGCAGCACGTCGTGCCGGTGCCATAAAGTTAGGATACTTACGTCCACCCGGTGCCCCTGATCTGATGCCTTGTTTAATTTCCTTTTGCATCATCCAACCTGTTGACTTCAATGCTTTTCGCATCCAGTCGGGTTTGGTTTCTGCAATGAAATTCAGATACGGTGTGGCTGTGTCTGTAATCGTAATAGGTTCATTACTCACGGCCTCACCGCCCTTACGTTATGAACGATTTCAAGGCAATACATCGTGCCGTCAAAGTTTGAAACGTGATCAACGTACCACTTCTCGCCATTGATATACACCTCGTCTTTTGGATGTGGATTAGGTACGTCCTTAGCACGTATCCAAATTTGAGCCTTATCGGCTAGTGCTTTATCAACGAATCCAGACCCTTTGCCGTCATATTCGCCAATCTCCACGCTAGCTTTTATAGACTGGCCCTTGTAAGTAATCTTTTCGCCAAATACAGAAAGCAGTGCATTAGACTTATATCCTAATTTCATAGTGCATTACCTCCTATGGAGTAGGCGGGCATATGCCCGCCCTTACATTACTTTTCTACATTAGGCCAAAGAGCTACATCAACGGTCTTAGCGCTTGCAGATTTTGCAGAAATGGCAATGCCCAATACTGGATTTGTATCTGTTTTAGTTACACGCTTTTGCGTTTTATCAAAATACACAACATCACCTACTGCAAATGCATCTGTCACAACTGCATCAACTGTAAAACATCCTGTGACCTTAACCGCACCGATTGCACCAGGCGCAATATCAGTTATTGCCACGCCGTGCATTTTGCCGACAGGGACAATGTCCCCTACGGCAATCATATCGGATGCTGTATTTTTAAAATCAATACGATCTAATTCTTGAATGAATTGTGCCATATCTAGTTACCTCCTAAATCAATTACTAATTATTTACCAGGGTTTTTGTACAAGCCACGGAAGTCGAGCGCTGTTGCGTTGCAATCCATTGCTACTTTGTACTCGATGCCATCAACTTTAAAGCCTGTTTGCGTTTCTAAACGAGGCGTTTCAACGCCATTTAAGTACGTTACTTCGATGGTTTGAACATCTGTAGGACGAGCAGCTAAATACCATGCGTGTGGATCCGTTAATGCCGCATCTACGACGATAGTGAATCGACCACCAAATGGATTAACCGTATCATTACTACGAGCAGGGTCTACAGTAGATTTAACCAATTGATAAGCCAATGCTTCGAGTTCTGGCGGAATAATCAAATACGTAGGTGCGATGTTCAGATTGCGATTTTCGCCAATATGCTTTTGACGTCGCATTGCTGCTACACCTGCAGATAGGGATTCGACACTTAATTCAGAGCCTGCGGTTGCAACGTTATTTCTATCAGCGCTGAATAGTGCTTTACCATCACTCAATACAGTATTGCCTGTTAGCAATCCATACACCATGCTATTGATAGTGTCTTTTGCAGAACGGCCAAATTTAGAAGCAATATCCTTAAACACGCCTAAGTCATCATTAATGATAGCTTGTCGTGTTAAGCTGAACGTACGACCGTATGTTAATACACGAACATCGTTACCAGCTTCTTCCAACTTAGAATCCTTGAATTGTCCGCCTTCAGGAACGAGTTTCAATTCAGCTGTTTCAGAAAGTAGAATACGTTTTGCCGGTTTGAAATCACGGTTACTACCTTTGCCGGTCCATGTATCGAATGTAGCCGGTGCGGTTTCATAGCCTTGTACCAAGGACTTATTTGCTACGTTAGACAAAGCAATTGGGAATGTGGATGTGGAGTTAATCGCTTCACGTGCCAATTCCAAACGGTCAGCATAGTTAGCGGTTAAGCCTTCACGAACTAAGGACTCACGCGCTAACTCCATCAAGGACATAGAACGGAGTTCATTTGCACCTGGTGCAGGATTTGCAACTGGAATGCCTGCAGACATCATCAAAGCGTCCTGCATGGCCATGCGGAACTTATCAGAATCTGCTTCGCCGACTTTAGTGATTACTGGTTTATTGCGTTCACGCAACGCATCCATTACCGCCTCACGAACTTCGGAAACAGATTTACCGGATTTGATGAATTCATCTACGCCATCAACATCGAAATCACGGCATAAACTTGTGATTGTGGATACACGTTCACGTTCTGCTGCAATCAACTTCTTAGCGTCATCTGCATTAAAACCTTTAACTCCGGACTCTGGTACTTCCGGTACTACTTGTGGCACGTTTTGCTCAGTGCCTTTTGCTTTTGCATCACCTTTCATAGGTTCCTCCTCATTATCATCTACACTTCTGCCTACCCCTACACTTGGATCTGCAGGGACGGACACAATACTAATTTCCAGTGGTTCCCAGTCTGTAATTACGTATGCTGGGCCTGTAAACCGGCCATTAGAACTTTTAGAATCGGAATCGATTAATTCCTCATATCGACTTATGTCATATCCGACACTCACACCTTGTAATGTGCCTTTTAACACTTTTTGATAAATCTTTTCGGATTCATCATCTTCATCGAATCGAACAATCGCCTTGCCACGATTATCTTCAATCCACACTTTATCGATGTGACCAACAACTGCACTGCGATTGTGATTGAATAGCAATGTTCCTAAACCGTTATTAAATCGGTCTAGGTTAACGCATCCTTCGTCATGACACAATATCTCTGTTCCGAACCATCTTTCATATGGTTCTTCAGAGGAAAAGGACAATTCGACGGTACGGTCATCATTCGCCTCGATGTTTGTAATTTGCGCCTCTCGGGCATATTTACCTAAGAGCTGCTTTGCAAATTTCCCCACTAGCTATCATCTCCCTTCATATCAGTGGTGGTATCATCCGCTAGATTCGTTATGTCCCCATTCATATCAAGGGCAACACCCAATTCCTTAATGCGGTCTTGTTCCAGCTTCCGCTGTTCGAGTACTTCTTCCCAGTCTTTACCTGATGCACTACATACATCCTCGAGCGTTGTGAGTCCTGCCTTAATCGCTTCCTTGTTAGCATTAACTTCCTTAACAGGGTCAATCCAAGACCAACCTGGAGCTAGCCATGCTACTTTCTTATAAAGTTTTGGGTTCGCTGCATAGTCATTGGCCGGGATAATTCCCTTCAGGTAGCACGCTTCGATAAAGGCGCGCCATACAGGCATACAAAAATGCTCAATTATAAAACGCTGCATCTGCTTGAATGATTGCTGGTCCTCCAGCATATTCTGCCGAGCTGCGGAGAAGTTACCACTAATGTTGCGCGTCACTATGTCCGCGCTTAGACCCATGCCCGACGCTATGCGTCTTGTTTGGGTCGCCGAATATTCTGATGCGGTTCCTGCATTTCGCTTAGGTTCCGCAAATGAAATTGATTCACCTGCACGTAGATGTTGGATAATCCCTGGCGCCATTGAACGAACTTTCTTACCTTTACCGTCTGTTTTGTTGGTAATCATTGGGTTGTTTCCGGTATTACTTGTTACGAACGCGCCGAAACATGCGGCTACACGAGCCGCTATAAGATCAGCATCCATGTATTCATCTACGTCATGAATACGCTTTAATACGAGGGCTAACATACTAACCCCGCGCAGTTCGCTAGGCCTACGCGGTTTATGTAATAGGAAAGCCCTATTACTTGGCAGCCTTGCCTCGTTAAACGACCGTATTCCTAATGGATCTGTTTGGAATACGTGATATGCTATTGGTCTTCCGTATTTATTAACTTCAACGCCATTAACAATACTGTTGCCATTCTCGCTTACCGATACGGCTCCGATATTCTCGCCCTCGATAAGCTGTAATGATAGTGGTATATCTGTGCCTTCGGAGGTCATATTAACTAAGATTTCCCCGTCATAGACCATTCGGCGCAGAGCCATTTCCTGCAATTCGTAGAACGTAGATATCCCTCTGATATCCGCATTCTCTTTATCCACCCAGTCAGACCAAGTCTCCTCAATCTTCTTATTGAGTCTTTCATTCAGCTTTCCTGCGCGGGTCTTAATTTTGCACTGTGGCTTTATTCCGGTACCTACTACATTCCGTAGTAATGCCAATACAACACTTTCAGCGAGGTCACTATTAAGTTCTGCTGCACGTGCACGCCCCCTAATCAGATCTCGTTGACCTGATGCTACCTGTTCAGCTGTACCAAATACAGGCATCCAGTCGCCGCTTAATCGGTCTGTTGACGCCGCATCATATCCACGTTCAAGCGAACTACGGAAATATGCTCTACGGGCAGCGCGCTCTGGATTGAAATATGCTATTACCTTATCGAGTATGTTCATCGTCGCTCCCATGACACGTAGGATGTCGTACTATTACCTTCCTCATCATCAACGCGAGCCATTAACTCACGCTCACGGGCGTATAATGTCGGCAGGTCATGCGTCTTAAATCGCTTACCACCTACAGACATCTCGGCGTATCCATTCGTCTCGATTTCCTCGATTATCGTTCGAATACGCTCCAAGTCTTCTCTTGCGCTCATGGTCTCACCTCCTTCTTAACTAAACCAACCTCGGCTATCTGCGTTAAAGCCTTCATCATCCGTATCTTCGTCCTCCTCATCGGTATCCAGATTATATTCGGGTAAGTATTTAACACCTACCGAGTCCGCCACCATGGCGTTGTATACACACGTATCCAACAAGTGATTTGTTGGATGACTGGTTAATGGTTTCCATTGCACTGTAACTGCTCCGGTCTTTACATTTCGGATTTCTTGCTTTTCCTCCGACCGGAGGTGCTCCGAATATTCCTCTGGGCAATCCTTAAATAAATGGATTGTGCCAGGCTCATTAGCCGGACGTACCATACGTGCAAATATAAAGTCCTTCCAGTAATCGGTATTCACTACGTACAGCTTCATACCGCCGATGACGCCCTTCTCGATGCTGCTCATCTTATATGGCGGAGCTAGAGGGCTGTGTGATGAATCACCTTTAACTGGTACGCATACTTCTGGGTACTGCGCACAGTACTGATATACTTCATCTGTTCGGTAGCCACTATCGATACCGGCCCTCACAATCTTACGGGCCTCACCATACTCTGATGGATATTCTCTATCGATGAGTATCTCGGTTAAATCTGCCCAACTACTTGCTTGACCATAATCGACTAAGTAACTTGATACTCCATGAGCATAGGCTCTAACCTCCCACCAGAAATGGTCTTGCTGCACGTCGACAGAGGCGATAAGTAGTGGCGCATGCTGTGGCACAATACCGCGAGGAACTTCCGACTGCGTAAACACGAGATTCTGCGTGCTTTTAGTTTTCGCAGATTTCCACGGCTCTGCTAGCCACGAATTGATGAAGTTCATTAACTCACTTGGCGTATCTTTTGATTTGACAAACTCATACGCTACATCCCCGAAGGTGACCCATGGAGAATATAGAGATGATAGATGATAGGCGACCGACCGGACGACTCGAACTTGCGATTCATTCACCGCTCGCCATTCACCTTGCCGGAGCATATCCATCTTATGCTTATCATCAATACGGTGCTTACAATGTTCGCACTCATAATATGCGGTATCACGTATCATATCCGCATTGCCATGGTGTTCTTCCGGCCATTTTATCTGTTTGAATTTGAGGGTCTGCGACACCCCGCAACGCGGACATGGCACGTAATACTGCTTACGTTCATTTGCGCCCATATAGGATTGCCAAATATTGCCACTTTCAATCGTAGGAGTTGACACCCTTACAATCTTCTTATCAACGAATGTCTTGGTACGTTCCTCAGCCAGCTTAATCGGATTCGCTTCCTTACCGGAGAAAGCTGGGTACTTATCAATTTCATCGAAGAATAAGTACTTAATTGACCGACTTGACAAGCTACTTGGTGAGTTCGCTCCTACGAGCACCATGTAATTCCCATTAACGAAGTCTAACTCTAGTAGCTTACTGCTTTCGTCATACATATCCGCAAGCGGCTCTACGCTCCTAATCATTGGCTGTACACGTTTATCACTAGCGAATTTCGCGATAGTATCCGTCGGATAAACCATCATGGTTGGAGATACGGTTTGATGTAACGCATATCCAATCATATTAAGCTCAGTTTCCGTCTTACCAATCTGCGATCCGAAACATAACGAGATGCTTTCAATGAGAGGGTCTGTGAATTTGTCCATAGGCTCCTTGAGATAAGGTGTCCGTGCTGTACGCCAACGCCCAGGTTCAGCAGATATATTAGTCAGTACCCTGTACTTATCTGCCCATTCTGAAACGGTGTACCTTTCAGGTGGCTTGAATGCCTCTAATTCCTCAGGGAACCAGTCAACCTTTGGGCTTACTTTTTCCCGTGGCTTTAACTTTCGGCGTGTACTCGCCTGCGCGTGCGTAGCTTTCGAGGTATTCTTCGACAAGGCCATTCACCACCTTTTCTACACGAGCACGTTCCTCAGGATCCGTGAATTCACTTCCGATACGCTTACCTAATTTGGTAAACGATGTTTTTAATTCCAATATTCGGTTAGCCCATGCCTGCGCCACATCGGCACGAGGGACATATTCGCCATTAAGCACATCTAGCATTTTCTTTTCACGCGCGGCCTTTGCTTCTTTATAATCTGCTTCGGCTTCTAACTTACGAGTTGATGCGGATTTGCTTTTAGCGTTATCACCTTTCGCCTGTCCTAAATACACGAGGACTTCCCGGAGATTCCACCAACCTACAGAGGCTTTATGCATCCCTGCTTTATGATGTCGAGAAATAATTTCCGGAGTGACCCGCAAGAGGTCACATAGTTGAGTGCTTGATACGAGCAGATTGCCCGCAGCATCAAATTTCACTCTCGGTTTTGTGTCCGCCATAGGTGTACTCCTTTCTAAATTCGTCTTTCTACATTCAACAGGAAAATTTTTCTCACAGAGAGAAGACCATCGCGCGGGGGCGACCAGCGGCCATTTTTCGCCCGCGGAGTACCTTTTCCAAATTTTTATTTTCTCAATTAGGAATTATCATTGATACTCAATAAGAAAAAGGGTAGACCTCAACTAAGTAAGGTCTACCCCGGGGCAGTGCAGCAGGCAGACATATTGTGCGGGCCAGACACTGCCTGCTATCTACTACATTTACATTATATTAAATTAAGAGTGTGCCATTCTATGCCATCTTTTCAAATTCAGCTATTGCTTTCTTGTGAAGTCTGTGAACTTGTCGCCACGAATACCCTAGTTCGACAGCTATCTGCTCCCATGGCAATGCATTAATGTATCTGAGATTCAGTACATCCCTGTATTGTCCGTCAGTTATTTGGTTAATGACTTGCTTGACCTTGTTTCGAGAATCAATCAATTCATCCCATTCTCTGTTCAGCTCCTCTCTACATTCTTGTAAGTGCTTACTGATTCGTGGCATAGCGTCTCCCGATTCACATATCTGTATGGCTTCTGAATGTAAGTCTCGGTTAATCGCATCTAGCTGAATCTCTAACGCACGCATTCGCTGCTCAGTATGGCGGACAGCTTGTAATTCTTCTATATCCATCATATGCGATAATCCCCATATTTACTGATAATCATCTGTGCTCGTAGTAATCCGTCAATATATCCGCTTTCACGAATTCTATCAACTAGCATAGGTGATCTCAGTTGTCTATTACGTGCTCGTATGATGGCAAGACTTAAATCTGACTGTATGGCACCTACAATCACATCTGACCTCCCTCTACGCTTTTGCATCCTTTACCTCCATACGTTCGACAATATCCTCGATGGCTTCTACCATATCTGCTTTGCATTGCTCGACAGCGGTAAACATCTCCTCACACATGGCGTACGCATCATCACTCAGGTCATCATCTAATCTCTCGGCAACATTATCCTTAAGATTATCTACAACCTTAACTATATCCATGACAAGATAATACGTGTCATCTAGATAGTGCCCTTTATTAATTAGTAGTCGCTCGACTTTTGTCATGCTCTTCCCTCTTTGCAATTTCCCGATTTAGATACCATCTGGCTTTTTTCAAATCCTTAATTGCATCGTCCTTATGCCCAGCTCGGGATACATACTTCACAACATTACCTAATCTATATCCTAGTTTCTTATCTTCGATGTAATCGATGACCTCGATATCGCCTTGCGTATAGTGGCTCGGATGATTGATATCATCATGTTGTTTAATTGTAGAATTAGGAGATTTAGCTGTTATAACTTTTCCCAAATACTTCAATCTTTCATCAGCTGCCAAACGTTTTAAGGTTTCATCAGCTGATAACTTAATAGGTGGTGGCGGGGGTCTATTAGGTCTCTCATACAATCTACCTAGGGTTAGTCCATATACTGTCTTGTGTTTTCGATTATCAATGTTATCTATAACTTGAATAGTCGTGTAACACACTATTACTACGATAGATCCGATTAATCCTGCCATTATAAATTGACCCATATTAATCATCCTTTCTGTATTTATCGATTCTTGCTTTTAGGCTTTGCAGCACATATTCCTGTGCTCGGTCTTTTTGGGCTAGTGCATCCATCATATCCTCGTCGCGAGTTCCCTCACATATCAGATGATGGATAATTACCTTCTCCATTTGACCTTGGCGATGTAACCGCTTATTAGCTTGTTGGTATAACTCAAGACTCCAGTTTAACCCGAACCATATTACGTGATTCCCACCGTCCTGTAAGTTAAGCCCATATGCCGTACTAGCCGGATGCGCTAATAGAATATCAATCTCTCCAGCATTCCATGCTATCTCATCATCGGCGCCCTTTAACTCACGGACTCGTAATTTGGTCTTAGCTAATGCTGCTTTTAGCCGTTCGCAGTCATGTTTGAAATTGTAAAACACTAATGCAGGCTTTCCGTTTAACTGTTCTACAAGTTCCATAAAAGCCTCAATCTTGCAGCCGTGTATCTCGTGAACGTTTCTGTCGCCATCATATACAGCGCCGTTCGCTAATTGTTGCAGCTTTGTAGATAATGCTGCTGCACTCAAAGCTGTGATATCTTCGCCAGCTTCAATCAACTCTAATACAGACGTGCGTTCCATATCTTCATAGGCTTTTTTAGCTTTCGCATCTAACTGCACATATTTAATATCGTTGATTACTGGAGGTAATTCCAAATAATCACTAGCTTTCATGGATATACACAACCCAGATATTGCCGCCATGATACTGTCATTTGAATCGGATTTAGGTTTATAGGAGTACACCATTTCGCGTGACCTCTGATCGGGCTCGAAATAGTAATCTCTAAATCCTGTGTACGTTTTTCCTAACGACTCACCGCGGTCTAACAAATATACTTGCGCCCATAGGTCGATTAATCCGTTAGGGGCTGGCGTACCTGTTAACAACACCATACGCTTGATGTGGTTATGCATATAGGCTAATGACTTAAAACGCTTAGCTGTATGGTTTTTAAAGGAACTAGATTCATCCACAACCACCATGTCAAACGGCCATGCATTCTTGTAGTAATCAACTAACCACGTTACATTCTCGCGGTTAATGATGTAGATGTCGGCAGGTGTGTTTAAAGCCTTAATACGCTTTTTCAGGCTGCCTAATACAGTAGATATCCTTAATATGCCTACACCATCCCATTTTCGTGATTCTCGTTGCCATGTAGCCTCCGCTACTTTCTTAGGCGCTATAATTAGCACTTTACGAATAGCGAATCGGGAGTATTTCAATTCGTATATGGCAGATAACGTGATAATCGTTTTCCCTAAACCCATATCTAGGAATAGCCCTATCTTATTTTGGTTAATAGTTCTATCAATACAATATTGCTGATACGCATGCGGAATAAACTGCATTACGCTTTCACCCCGAATTCTTCTGTGAATTGCTCCAAATAGCCAGCCACGGCATCTGCACCTTTTAATACAAATACTTTTTGATTTAGATTTTGTAATTCACGGGCTTGGACTCCCTGCAATCGCGAAAGTACGCCTTTGGATGTCTTCAATTCTACGAAATGAATAACACCATTCGGCCATATGACGATGCGATCAGGAACACCGACGTTACCAGGGGATACGAATTTATACGCTTTGCCTCCCGCACGTTTGACACCTGCAATTAATTTTCTCTCGATATCTTTTTCTAGCATTTCTCACCTCTGAAATTCTTAAACGTTAACATGTTTACATACGCGTATATGAGGGTTCAAATTAAGGCTGTAAAGGGCGTATTTTTTCTTAAAACTCTTTGTTTTGATATTTACCAGTATATAATGTTAACAATGTTAACCAACCTATATGAATATAGATAAATACTGACTTTATGCGTTAACATGGTACGTTAACATTCTCCGATTTTGTTAACATTCTAATGTTAACAAAAATACTGAGAATGTTAACGCTTAATTGAGAATGTTAACGCTATAATTTCAGTTTTGACTCGTTGATTCTGAACCCTCTTTGATGTCCATATTCACCAAATCTCATCAACTGACTTCCCCCCATTGTGTACGGGGAGTCCGCCAGTATTTGATTAATTTCCCTGGTCTCGATCTTCTTCATGCGACTAGGGTCGTTACCAAAACATTCCCACCATACCTCTGCCGCACAAATACGGTCACGATATACTAACTCTTGACCCTCGGCAGGTTTAGCACTCATGCTAAGATACGTCCTCCTAGCGCTCCGACTCATCACATTCCAATTTAAAGGCACTTTGATTAATAAAAACTCATTAATCAGTCCTGCTTTGGTATTTGATTCCATGTGCGCCTCTCTAGCCGCATCAGCCAGTTTTAGTACGTTCGGGTCATCCTCAATAATGAGGCTTTCCCCGCTTTTATACCGATACAAGGCCTCCGCCCATAACTGGTCAACTTCTCCTGGAAGATTAACAAATATGTTCTTTCGTGGAGTCGTCATCTCAAGATCAATAGGCCAAAATCGGCGATTACCTGTAATATCTTTTAGGAATTCATATTGATTCGTACTACCAAAGAATACACACTGCCGTGGATACTCTTGTGTGCGTCGGCCATAAGCTTGACGAAATACATCTACTTGACGACTTAGAAATTGTTTGGACGCATTTTCTTCAGCCCTTGAATACCCTGCCATTTCACCAGCTTCTATAATCCATTTACCTTGAATGCCTTCCGCGGCTTCTTTACCCTCAAAGGTATTTAAGCCGTCAGCGTACCACTTCTTGCCCATTGTGCGGATAAGAGTACTTTTACCAATACCCTGACCTCCAATAAGAATTGGCATCGTATCATACTTGCATCCAGGCTCAAACGCTCGCGCTACTGCCGCCGTAAAGGACTTTCTAGCGGCTGCACGGGTATACACATTATCCTCAGCCCCTAAGTAGTCGATGAATATGGTGTCTAATCGGGCAATACCGTCCCAGGATAACCCATTAAGGTAATCTAGTACCTCGTTAAATCCATTTTGCTCAGCACACATGATGAGGGCGTCCATGATTTTATCCTTGCCGGTGATATCATATTTATTCTCTAGGTACCACCGTAAGCCCGCATCATCTGCGTCTGTCCATATACGAAGTCCTGGTGTTGGGTTCCACGGTAGGGCCCCCTTTGCCACGTACCTCGAACCGAATCTATCATAGGCAAGTCTACCGACAAGCGCCGGATCATGGTGCATGATTTTAAGCATGTTATCTAGCGTATTCTTAGGACGACCGTTCTCGTCGTACTTCAGAGTAGAACTTTTCATCCAGTCGACGTTTGTCAACGCATTAGGGTCGAGGTCGGATGTCTCAGCGTGAGCCGATACATCCGTAATAATATCAGCAAATACATTTGATGCCGATTCTCGGGCACGGGCCATGTTGAGTTCATTAACGACTACCGTATCTTGCATAGCTAGTTTAGACATAGCCATGTAAGATGGCAGCTTATGCCCAGGTGTCCCATCCTTAGCAGTCTCGTCTAAGCTGTGGAACTTATGCAGCCGGATAAGGTCAAAGGCATTAACCAATTGACCACTACACGGGTCAGTATTATGGTGACTGAACAAGAATGTATCGTCATCATATATAACCGCCCCGGCTACCGTTGAGCCAGTAACGAACGTTAAGCGGTCCTCGCTTCCGTCAACATCGACATATGCATGCGGTATGAATTTATCAATCGCCTCACGGATACCATATATTCGACAAAAGGCACCTACGATACCTGGCTTTTCTCTCGGATCAGCTTGCTTTGCAAGTAGCTGCTTTTCATGCTGCGATGCTTCCTTACCTGGTACTTGTGGCCAAGAACGCACATCTCGCCAATCAGTATATTGGCCGAGCATACCGTCAGTAGATAAGAATGCCTTATCGCCTACATAATATACATATTGCGCATCGTTCGGGCATGATGGCCAATACATGAGCCGAGAAGCTTCGAACGTAGTTCCATCCATCATACCAATGCCGATGAGCTCTGCCAGCTTACGAGCAATAGGCTCATACTCATCAGGTGTCATTGTTCTATCAGTAGGGACGATAACACGTAACCGTGGACGATGCACAGTGTGAGAACGGGTTGAGTATATGACATAAGCCATGCCGAGGCTGTCAATTGTGCGGGCGACGTTCTCAGTTTCCCCAGGCGATATGGCATCCATATCAAGAGTAATCAGATCACGCCCAGACACATTAATAGCTTTACGTTGTAGACCGTTTAACGTACCACCAACAAAGCCACCTATGTCCTTTAATTTGCTTTTCTCAGATTTTGGCAATCTGTGGTATTCGTCCACGGTTTCTGTTGTACGAACGGGGATTTTGAGGCGTTCACAAAACTCGGACCACAACATCTCCGTACGGGTCCATTGCTTTGATGTGCGACTCGCACCGATACTGATGGTAATCAGTTTATCGTTTTGCAAGTGTATCCCCTCCTAATCTTTCATATAATAGTCGTTAGTAAAACCTGCCGATGATAATAGCAGTCCATCTGCCCAAGGTATGTCGATTGAAAATATAGCATTAACATCATCCAATGTAGATTCTGCATTCTCCTTGTTGACTTCAAGTACAGCTTCATCGTGAATGTGCATAATAATTTGATATCCTGCATCTGCCAATCGGCGTAATGTTAACGCTAAACAATCGCGAGCGACTGCTTGTGTAATGTTTTCGACTAATTTGCCTCCATAGGTGCTTTCAGTAACCCATGCAGCGTTTACTTTAGTCTTAAAATGTACAGCATCCTTACCGAACGCATTCTGCTTAATGCTTGGGCTAGGATAAAATAGCTTACGTCCACTCGGCAACTCAATCGTCATATAACGGTAACCGTATATTGGATCAATTTCCAAACGGAACATAATGCCGTGGTCAAGGCCTATAGGATTCCCAGTAGTAACGGTGTACACGGCCGCATTCTCAACGGCATACCATAAATCTCTTATTCTAGGCGATGCGTTGCGCCATAAATTTACAATTTCAGGTAATTCCTCCTCATGGAGTCCCATATCAAGAGCTCCCATGGCTTTTAATGCATTCACTCCGCCTTGATAGCCGAGTGCCAATTCAGCGACTTTACCTTTTTGTCTAAGGTGACCATTCTCGCCATGTTTAACAACGGGAACACCAAACATCGATGATGCGGATGCACAGTATATGTCTCCGCCCTCAGCGAATACACGTTGCCGCCAATGCTCTCCCGATAACCATGCAATAACACGAGCCTCAATGGCCGAGAAGTCGGCCACACATAATGTATTGCCATCTTCAACAATAATTGAGGTACGAATTAATTGAGATAGCGTATCCGATACATCACCATATAGAAGTTCTAGCCCTTGACGGTTTTTGGTTTTAACAAGATGCCGAGCCGTGTCAAGGTTCTCGATGTAATTTCTCGGTAGGTTCTGCACCTGGATAAGACGACCCGCCCAGCGTCCGGTACGGTTGGCACCATAGAATTGTAACGTTCCTCTGAGACGAAGATCTGAGCCCATGGCGCTATCAGTCATCGTATATTTAGATACAGATGACTTAGCTAGCTTTTTACGAATCATGAGTACTTTTGCGGCAACGTCATCAGCATCCATCAGAGCATCAGCCACAGTGTCCTTAGTTAACTTTTCAAGACTGACATTAGTATTATTGTTTAGCCAATCAAGTAATTGATTCCGGCTGTTAGGGTTACTAAGTCCTGTGATTTGGTAAGCCTCATTCATCAACATTTCTCGATTTTCCTCATCAATGTATAAGGCACCCTCAACCAATTCATGGTCAATGCGTACACCTCTACTATTGATTTGGATATCAAGATACCAATCTTTCCACGTATCATCAGGTACGGGGAATGAGGCTAATCTGTGATAACATTCCATCTCAGTGATAACGTCCTGGCGGTTGTACTCGACAAAAGCATTCCATTTATCCATATCGTGTCTAGGTAGATTACGGGTACGGCCCCCATTACGCTTAGTAGGCTTGCATGGTGTACAAAAGTACTTGATAAGTGCTTTCCCTGACGTGTCCTTTTTCTTATCCTGAGGTAACCCCAGGGCCTTGCCGAGTAAAGCTAGGCCCATAGGATATCCTAGGTAGGCACCGTGAATCATCGTGCACTGCCACTGATCAACAGATGTGAGTAACCCTGCACGATTTAGACACGTAATTTCAAATTGTGCATTGTAAGCGTGCTTGATTACATCTGGGCTTAATAAATCACGAATTACACTGTCAGGAATTACTCCTCCCTGCGCTAAATCTACAACTTCAACAGGACCAAAGTCGTAGGAGTACGCAAATAGTAATATAGCGAAATCAGGTGATTCAGTGTATTTGTACACTCCGAATAAGATATCAGTCGATGAATATGTTTCTATATCAATACTTAGATGCCTCATATCAGGCACCTATTAGTAAGGTTGACCAGTTACAGGGTTAATCCCTACAGGAGCCTGTTGTACAGATTGCTGAGGTGTCGTAGCATATGCCGGTTGTACATAACCTTGTTGAGCTGCTTGTTGTTGCACAGGTTGACCTGCTGCTACTGGAGCACCAGTATACACATTAGCTGCGCTACCTTGAGGTGCACCAAATACAGAGGATGCTGCAACAGGCATGCTCCCCAACGCTTCACCGTCGCGTACTTTTTGAACAGGGCCCAAACCACATCCGATACCAGTGGATTGATTGGAGTAGAAGAAGAATCGAACGAGTACATTGACATACATGCCGGAGTATACTTGTGTAGGATTTGTGAGAGGATTACCTTGAAGATCTACTACTTCAACTTTATAGCTAGCATCTTGCGCTGCTGTAAATACCCAATGACCTTTACATTCAGGGCCAAATTCCTTACCGGATTGTGTATAGCCATCACCGTCATGAATTGGTACTTTTGGCTGTGCTGGAACACGTGCGCCGAATTTAGTACGAGCTGATTGGATAGCAGCTTCGATAGCATTCATGAGAGCTTGGTGTTGAGCTACATCAGTTTTAGGTAAAAGAATAGTAGCTGAATATCTAGGTTTAGCACCAGGCTGTGTGGAATTAGCCCAAGGTTCTAATAGGTGACAATAGGATACACGAACATTTTGCAATAATACTTCAGTTGGTTGCGGAACGAATGACATAATTAATTACCTCCATTATTATCATTAGATACATTAAATATTTGCGCCGCAGTAGGTTGATTGGTAATCCGAGGGCGCTTATCGGATTCCTCAACTAAGGTAGGCTTGCCTGCTTTCTTAACTATCATGTCGCCTACCATATCATTAAATTGGGTTTTACCGATGGTCTTTTCCATCTGTGCCAATGTTAATGTCTTGCGTTCATATAGAATGCTTTCATCGATGCCTGCTTTGATTAAAGTGTCGATAGCAGCATCAGTGTCTTGAAATGCCCGACTACCACGACCCTCTACGGCTTTCCAGCCAGGGACTGTCACCCCATTAAGAGATTCAGTGAGTGCGTAGTCTTTCATATCCTCGAGCCAAGCAGCGACGTCTTTCCCTCGACGAAGATATTCACCGAGTTCTGTCATCGAGATAAGCCGAGGATCATGATTAGCAACTAGCGCACTGTGCAATGAGTCATTTGCCTCATATCGGGCTTTGCACTGTTGTTTCGCCCTGCAGAATCTGCACCAGTCGCCGGGTTCAAATTTACCATTGCCAGATATAGCCTCGTCTGCACGAGGTTTGACGAATGTATTACCCCAATCCAGTAATTCTGCTGTAGGGATTTCCCATTCGCTGATATTATTAACACGGGGCTGCACGATAGTCATTTTGACCGTATTGAACATATAGAGTAAACTATACGCGTCAATCGCGCCGAGGGCATATAGCATCATTTGCGGATTATGTTCCGCATCAACGACTACCCCTTTTCCGTGCTTATAGTCAACGATGTGCAAGGTGTCCCCGGATAGGATGATACAGTCAGCCGTTCCGAATCCATCGGGCACATAGCGGCTAAAATCAACGCGTTTTTCAATGGCTACTACTGGAGTTGCCGCGCAGCCTAACATAACACCTTTGACATATTCGAGATAGGCTTCCGAAGTATCATCCATTTCTGGTTGCCACAGCTCATCCTTTTTGATTTTATTGAATTTACGAGTGTATGTGGATTTCGCCATGGCCGTTGTATACTTCTGTAGTTTTAGCTCACACAGTTCGTGTGCCAGGGTTCCTTCCTTTGCATATACAGATGTGCTATCGGGAAAGTTCTCCTCTAGAAGAGGGGCGGCTGTACAATGCAGCCACCGGTGCGACCCCGAAGCGTTTAATAATGCATGTGATCGAGGTGCCATTAGATTCTTGCCCCCAATCCTCTAATTGCATTTACTAATTCAGGGTATCTGTCCTCAGGTACTTGACCCAAGTATTGAACGCCAAATTGTGTCATTAACTGTTGCAATTCTACAGCTTTCCCGGCATCAAGCAATGGTGCAAGAGCTGCTTGAATTTCAGGCAATGTATACTTCTTAACTTCCTGAGATATTGGAGCAGTAACAGGTGTTTGCACAGGTGCGGTAACTGTTTGTACCGGGGTATCAGTTGCCACGTTTACACTTGGTGCGGTAACGGCTACTTGAGTAGGAGTAACTTGTACAGCTGCATTAGGTACCGTCATGGATACAGAGTCCGGTTGCATAGCTACTGTTGTAGTAGGTACACCTTGAATTGTAGCTTGCGGTGCAAGATTAGATACATCCATAGAATGTGTCTCTACTACAGATACTACTGTGTCGACTATACCAGGGGCTTTATCATCCATAGCTCTATCGTTATCTACAAAACTTCTAAATTGAGATAGCACAGCTTTTAGTTGATTATATACATCTAGTACATTAACTCCTTGAACTTCAACTTTAATCATTGTTTAAATCCTCCTGAATATTAATAATTGATTGGTTGTAATATGATTCTTTTAGCTCGAACCCTAAAGCCCTACGGCCCATACGAAGTGCCATAACTGGGACCGTACCAATACCAGCAAATGGATCAAGTACGATATCATTTGGATTACTCCACAATTCTATGCATCGAGCCACCGTATCTAGCTGTAGCGGGCATATATGACGTTCATCCTTATTGTCACGAGCCGCTTTATAATTCAGCGTATGCGTTTGGCGGATATCGGCCCATACAGGATTAGCATATCGGCGCCATACTTGATGGCTATATATAGGCTCCGTATTGTATTTTTGCTTTTTATCAAACAAAACTGGATCGGGCGCAGGTCTTTCAATTCCTTTGATTCCCTCAGGTTCCTCTTGACCGAAAAACTGGGTAAACCCTTCCGGGTGTGCAATAGGCTCTGGATTGTCACCAGGTTTACGCAACGTCACGATGTAATCAGGCGCCCCCATTCTACACATGGCAGAATCTTTTACAATTTGCTTGTGCAAAAGCCCTAGCGCCTTTGTCCGAGTAGCCTCAATGAGAGGGTCTTTCCAAATCGTGACACGAGAATGCATCACGAATCCAGCATCCTGAAAGGCTCGAATAATGTCACCAGGAAAGTCTTTCATTCCGATAACACCGTCCCTGGATTTCGTGAGTGGTAAATCCATACAATGAACTGATACTAATCGCCCAGGCATTATTACACGATGTAATTCAGTAATTAAATACTTGAAGTGCTGCCAAAACTCGCTATCAGTAGATGAGTTGCCCATATCCCTATCAGAATTAGAGTAAACATACAAGCTACTAAATGGAGGGCTAAATATAGAGTAATGAATGCTATCATCAGGTAGCCCTTTCAGCACTTCTACTGAGTCGCCATTATATATTGCAAATCGGGACTCAATTAACTGATTTAGCACGTTCACGTTGTAGGTCCTCCTTTGCTTTCTTATTTAGCGCTTGCAGCGTTGCGACTCCAGCAAGAGCGGCTATACATTTATTCATGCCTGCATCAACAGCTAATTTAGTTAATTTGGCTGCTTTTAACTCATTGATGTGAATGACTCTTATGTTATGAGCCTTAGCGTAAGCTAGCTCTAAATTGCACCCAGTTGAGTTCTCCCAGCCGTTGCACATTATGATTGCGTCACAACTACTTAGAAGGTCAATGCACCAGCTTATGCCAGTATCATAATCAACCTTATCGTACAGATGCCCCAATATATGAATAGGTGATAGGAATATGTTATGCGTATCACTGCCAAAAGGTTCTTTTATTGGAAATACGCCCATATCGTCCTGCAGCCACTTTAATACAGAGTCAGCATTCTTTTTATTTTTAGCCAATCCTCCGAATGGATGGCTAACGTAAATTTTAGTCATATAACAGCCCTCATTTCTGCCCAGTTAGGTAATACCATCGGCACACACGGATTGTATTCCGTTGATTCCCGTCTAGTTTTAGATAATTCAGTACGAACAGCGTCACGGGTTAGTGCAATCATAGCGTCCCTCATTTTTAAAGCATCCGCTTCCTTACGTTCGATGTTTGCTTTAACCGCGCCCTCCTTTTCGGAGATTACGATATATGCGTTCACCTCATGCTTCTGGCCAAATCGCCAGCATCGACGAAGCGCTTGATAATACTGCTCGTAGCTATCAGATAGCCCAACAAATATCATATTGTGGCAGTTTTGCCAGTTCATTCCGAATCCAGCGATACTTGGTTTTGTCACCAAGCATTTTAGGAATCCAGAACCAAAACCTAACATCATGCCTTGCTTTCGAGTTGCCTTATCACTACCTTTAACATCCTCTGCTAGATCAATCATTTCTTTCAGAGTAGTCGATTCATCATTAAGGTCGCACCACACTAGCCATTGCTCATTAGATGCATTGACTAAATCAGCTGCTGCTCTACATCTTGATTCAAGAGATGCTTTGCGGGCTCTACGGCGTTCCAGTAATGATAAAGTAGGGACATCTTCACCTGTTTTATCAACGACAATTTCATGCACATGTAACTCAGGTAACTCATATCCATCATCGTCGTATCCCAGAGATGCTGGGTTATCTAGCACAACCGCCCATGATGCCATCCACTCCCAAAAGGTATTTTCTGCATGACCTTTCAATCGCCATTTAGCGGTATCACTACCATCATGCGTGAAATACATGGATAACATCTCATTACGGCTCATGATGCCTAGGAACTCCGCATGATTGCCAAGTTCCATATAGTCATTCGGTGCAGGCGTTGCCGTACACGCTAGTCGATATGGCGTATTACTGAATCGATTAATCAAATCCGTACGCACTTTACCAGTGAATGATTTTAGGATACTCGATTCATCCAACACGACACCTATTAAATTGTCGGTGTTGAAGCGTCCTAATTTCTCGTAATTTGTAATATTAACGCCTGGCACAATGTCATCATCGGATTCGCATATAGTCACGGGAATATCGAAACGTTCACCCTCGGACTGTGTTTGAGAGGCCACAGCTAGCGGTGCTAATATGAGTACTGAGCCACCCGTGTGTAGATAAATCTCATGCGCCCAGGACAATTGCATTAAAGTTTTACCTAGACCGCAATCTGCAAATATGGCAGCTTTACCTTTTGCCAAGGCCCATTTAACAATATCTCGTTGAAAGTCAAAAAGATGTTTGTTTAGCATATTCGCATCAATAACAAATCCATGAGATTCTGACATTTTAGACTTTGAGTTGATGAAAGCGTTATAATTCATCGACAGACGCCTTTACAGATTCATACTCAGTAAGTAATGCCGAGAATTCTGGATTATCTTTTGCAAGTAATCGATACATAGTCAAGCGCTCAGCGTTCTTAGCCTTTTGTTCGAGTTTCTTTTCTATGTCCTCCAACTTAGATCGATCGCTTTCGCGTTTATCACATTTAGAAGTATCGATAACTGCAATGACCTGTTTGACTACATTTCCTTTGAAACCTTGCATCCGAACAGTATCAAGGTCTTTTGCCTTTTTCAAAACACGAGCAATGCCTAAGCCGTTTCTTGATTTAACAACAACCCAATCACCAACACCAATGTTATCGATTGGAACGTTTGTATCGGATTCGTAATATCTAAACCAAAATTCATCTGGACTATGTACAGGTGTGTTATTTTGCCAGTAATAATCACTGGTATCGTAAGTAACTAATAGGAATTCCATAATATGTCCTTTCTGTGGTATACTTTAAATGGATATTTTTCTAATTTGAGCTTGTTGATGTTGCCGCATCATCAGGCTCATTTTTTATGCCCAAAACCTCACATTCATCAGGAATGCAATACTCTCGTTTTGGACAGGTACTACAATTTCGCAATTTAATCACCACCTTTCAAAGCGCTTAAATCAAGCACCATCTCCGGCTTCCTATTTTCCCATGTGTAATAATCTAAGCCTGCTTCTTTTAACGCATCCGCAGCAGCTCTACCTGTTTGTGCTTCATCAATAATTCTGTAAGCACTTTGTCTAGCATTACGTACTTTTGCTAGTCGTTCCACGAATGGATTTAATAGTTCACAAATTGAAGCCCATGCTTTTGGTGGTTCATTATAGAAGCTCTTACCTCGACTAATCATGCGATCGATTAAAAAGTCCGAAGTCGGAATACTAGCCAAAACGCTATCACCAAACCCCGCTTGTTTAATTTCTCTAGCAGCTTTCCGTGCTCCGGATAGAGCCTCTTCTAAACGCTTAAAGGCATCTAGCGATTTAATTTCTTGAGTCAATAGAGCTTCGTATTCATTTTCAATCGCATCGGTTTTCTCAGAACTAACACGAGATACGAAGTTCCTTATTTTTTGTTTACTGATATAAGGTTTTGTCATTTTCTGTCTCCTTTTAGTTGTAATAAGGGTTTTTACAATAATCACCGTGAGTTCTCACTCTTGGGATGTACGTGACTTCTTCCTGCTCTTCTGCGTGAACTTCTGCCATATCTTTTTTTAATCCGTATAGAGATATAACTAGTCCGATTAACGATTGCAATATGAACTGTTCCCATCCAATTTGGTCGAGTTCTAAGGCTCCCATGGAACCTGCAACCAAAAACGTGCCAATTAACATATAGCCCATAATTTGATCTCCTTTATAACATCATCATTGATAAAATAGATGCTACTGCTGCTGCAGCTAAGCTCAAATGCATTCCTGCGTCAATCCATGTCATGATTAATTCCTCCTAATGAATTCCAGCGGATTTAAACTCCGCATCAACTACTTTCACATCCCAGCCTAGCGAATGGACAAGGAATGTTCTAAACCCCTCTTTATCGATGACAAAGCTTCGGGATTTCTTACCAGGCGACTGCCAGGAATATGCGAACGGGAATCGGTCTCTTGCGATGCCCTCTCGAGTTGCCGTTAGGCTAACACCAAGTACAGCCGACATTTGGGCGACCGAAATCACTTTTTTAATCATTAATCTGCCTCCGTAACGGTTAAACCGTAACCCACTACAAAAAAATAATGTCGTCATACGCCACGTTGAACACTTCTTGTATCTTTTTGATGTGTAACACGTCGGGGAAAGAACGTTTTCTTTCCCAATTTCCCCACGTATCAACAGATACGCCAATCTGCTCTGCAGCTGTTACTTGCGACCAGTTCTTGGATGCTCGTAACATCTTCAATGTGTATTTCATAGGCAACCTCCTTTCTTTTTCAAATCCTGTTTACAGTTATCATCTTACTACGGACAAACCGTAATGTCCATAAATTAAACATAAATTATCGTAAAATTTCCGTAAAATGTTGATTTTTTTACGGAAACAACGTAATATATAGTTATAAAAATGCTGGTTTACATAGAAAGGTTTAGAAGATGAGCGATTTAGGTAACAAAGCCGTTATGGCTGAAAATATCCAACGATTAATGGATAGCCGAGGCATAGATCGTAATAAAATCTGCGCTGACTTGGGATTTAAATACACGACCTTTACAGATTGGGTTAAAGGTAACACCTACCCTAGAATTGATAAAATAGAGATGATGGCGAATTATTTTGGGGTTCCTAAATCTCAATTAATAGAAAAGTATGTTGACGATGGGTATTATTCAGATGCGGAAGCAGCCGAATTTGCAGAGTATCTACGTACACGTCCAGGTGCACGCATGCTCTTTTCTGCAGCAAAAGATATTACTAAAGAGGAGATGGAAGAAACAGTTAAGTATATAGAGTTCTTAAAATCTAAACATAAGTAATACACACAAGGGAGAGTGGTAGTATTGGTTATTAACCTTATTTATTGTGACTTACCAAATGCTAAAGCAGTTTCTGAGGAATCAGAAGATGTAGATACTCATAATATCTACATAAATAAAAACCTCCCTCATGATCGTATGAGGGAGGAAATAAAACATGAGCTAAGTCATATTATTCGTGATGACTTTTATGTTGATCATCATGTTAATTTAGTCGAGCGTATGGTTAGACTATCTCAACTTGAAGATGGCGACCTTAACGGAATCGACTTTTATCATCATATTATTTAACACAGGGAGATATAAAAATGAAATTGCGTAAATTATTGCCTTTAATGGTTATGTTCAGCCTATCTGTAAGTACTTCTTTTGCCGCACAGTTTATCGATGTAACTTCGGATACATACAATCAAATATGGAGTGCTGGCCAGTCATACAAGACGGACCGCAAATTAGAAAATCCTGTCAATTACGGGGTTGAACTTCGGAGTGGCGCAGGCGGTGCGGCCGTATTAGTTACACCTGGCACAATCGCAAAGTACATTGCTTACTCTAAAGACGAGCGCCTAATATTTCTTGGAGAAGCATTTAAGAGCGCAGTAGTAAATAGCAATGACTATGTATATATTGCCACTTATGCAATGCATCTTAAGAACCCATTAGCCGGTACTGTAGCTCAACAAGTGCCATCACAGCGATTACTTATTGAAAAAGACGGTAAGTATATTATGCCTGAACAGATGAACTCAGTTATATATGACGCAATGCCACATAGCTATGCTATCGTTTATTACGCTTTCCCTAAAAATGTAGTGCTTAACACACCGTATACAATTAAGTTCATCAACGGCAATGGCGATAAAATTGAAATCCCTATTACTGCAGAAAAGATAGCGGATATCATCGATAAAGAAAATAACTTAGTATTTAAGTCTAATTAAATAAAAAAAAATAAGCCCTCACTGCAGTGAGGGCTATTAAAAATATCATACCTTAGAGGTACTCTATTTTTACTCCACAATTATTATAGCATACCTCTAAGGCTATTCACTATACCAAGGAGGATATCTATGGCGATGAAACGAGCCAATGGTACTGGAACCGTATATAAGATGAAACACAAGCCACTACGCAAGCCATATCGAGCCGTGGTGACCCTTGGGTATAACTCTGAGGGTAAACCCTTGCGAAAATCGATAGGCACCTTTGCGACGCAAAAAGAAGCATATAATGCACTATCTGCTTATGACGCTAACGCCCCGCAATACGAGACCAAGGATACAACCTTTGGCCAATGTTGGGAATGGATGATTGAAGATAAGATGCGCAAAGGGGTACAACTAGACAAAGGCGGTTACCCTCACAATAAAAAGAAAATGCTACATCTTATGAATATCCCCATTAAAAATATTAGATTAGCCCATCTACAAGCAATTATTGATGATCATAGCCACATGAGCGGGCCTGCGTTAGCACAGATTAAAACAGCCATGAACGGATGTTTTCTGGCAGCCATACGAAATGACATTGTTGACAAAAACTACGCTAGCCTAGTCACGTTGCCCGCAAAAGAAAAGTCAACTTTACATAAGCCATTTTTACCGGCAGAGATTTATGATTTATGGCAATTATCGAAAACAGATGAATATGCAAGAATCATGTTATGCTTAATATACACAGGCATGCGACCTGGCGAAATTAAGTCAATAAAATTTGCTGATGTGCATATAAAGGAACGCTATATGATTGGCGGTATTAAAACGGATGCGAGTAAAAACCGCATCATACCGATAGCCAATTGTATTATGCCATTTATAAGAAAATGGTACAGCGCGAGTCGATTCGAGCACGGAGAGTATATGCTTCCGGCATCTACGCCTAAAAACATACAAATGGCGCTCAGCCGGTATTTAAAAATGAAAGTACCAGGGCATTTGCCCCATGACGGGAGACATACATTCGCCACTCTTCTTACACAGATAGGCACGTCCGATGCTATGACAAAAACGCTAATGGGGCATTCGCATAAAGATGTTACGAATCAGGTGTATATTCATAGAGACGTCGATGAATTGATATCCGTTGTTAACCAAATACCGCATGGCGAGGCGATATTATCTGTGAAGGATGTTATCAAAAGGCATGAAGGTTGAGCAACGGTTGAGCAACCGATTAAATTTCAAAGAATTTTAGCCGATTTATAAAACGAAGAACCCAGTAAACATCGATGTCTACTGGGTTCTTTAAATTAAATTCTATATATCCCTTACATATGAATCATATTATAAAAGCATTGATAATTCAACAACTATTTGCGTTTTAGTGCGACAAAAGTTGAGCAACAGTTGAGCAACCGTTACAAATTTTACAGAGATTTAGAGGTCTAATGATCGTCTGACACGCTTTTTATTACACTACTTAAAGCGGATTCTTTTCCGTATAACCTTTCCATACCTTGCCGTGTAACTAGCCACATTTTCCCAGACTTCTTAAACTCGCCCTCTTTAAATCCATTCTTTACACGACCTCTACAATTCTGTTTCAATGAATCAGCAGTAACATTCCAACGTTCTGCCGCCTCTTGCGTTGTCATGATATCATCTAGTTCAAATTTCAATTTCTTCACCTTCTGGCTAAGCGTTTAATTACTAATATCAAAACAATAATAGTTGTTATATTAATCAGCCATTCTAAATATTGCATAATTCACCTCGTTGATTTACAATGATGTTGGAAGGTGGCGGGGCTTTCACCCGCCTGCTTTTTACTCTTTGCTAACAAGTTTTAAAATGATGATTGCTAGTGTCAGTAGCGTTAACTCATTTACTAAGCTTGTTAGCTCTTTTATTATGTCCACTTTTATCACCTCCTTTCTACATCTTTATTATACCCTATACAGGGTATAAAATCAAGTATTTTCTTTTGATTTTAATAACAAAAAGAGCCTACCAACTTAGATATTTTCTAAGTTAGTAGGCTCTTTTAATCTTTTGTCATTCTTTCGATAATCTTTTGAAATCAATCCATGAGTCCACCTGCTCATGCTCAGGAGATAAACGGATCACCTCTCAGTCATCGACGAATTACCACTCCGATTATTGCTCCCGCTCCCACTACCTGGGATAGGTTGCGTTGCATTCGTAGTCGCTTGATTGTTCTCTTGTCGTTGTCTATTTGCCCTTTCAATTCGGTCAAAGAGTTCTGCATTTCTGACAAGGTAACTTCTTGCTTCACTAAGTCTGCCTTGGCTGTTTGTAATTCGTTCTCCAATCTGATGATTGTATTGTGTGCTTCGTTCAATTCTTCCCTTTGCTTCACGGCTATAGTCTGTGCTTCTGTCAATGGAACGTTGGACGCTTCGATTAAGCTCAACGCTTTCGCGTTGTTGTTCTTTAATTCGTTCCATGTTGTTAAGGGTACGCTGATAGTCGGCTCCGCTAGGTTGGTAGAAGATGTATCCGAGGCAAACGAGGATGAGGACCCCAATACTACCGATAATAAAATAGCGGTAAGTAGGGTTAGCAAGTAAAACTTTGATTTTGTCATACATCATACCCCTCCTGCATAATCAGTAATGCCTCGTGCAATCGCACGGACAATAGTATCTAAATCATTAGTCAGCATAGCATGGTCTTCTTCGTTATCAATGAAGGCCATTTCTACTAATACCGCAGTTGCATCTGTACCATTTAGCACCCAAAGGTCATCACGTTTCTTAACACCACGATCAACTGTATTAATGCTTCGGATAATTTGACTTTGAATGTCATTCGCTAGTCGTTGCCCATTAAAAGACTTGTACAAAGTTTCTGTACCTCGAGCTTGCGTGTTAAAAGCATTGCAATGAAGAGATACAAAGATATCGGCTTCCCAAGAATCAGATTCAGAACATACTAGCCCTAAATCATCATCTTGAAGAGTACGAACTTCACAACCTGCTGTTTCAAGATAGCGTGCTAACATCTTGCCCGCATCGCGAGCGACGTCGCATTCACGAGTACCATATACTGGATTGACTGCGCCACTATCTAAATTAATATCATGTCCTGGATTAATGAAAATTTTCATTCTCGATTACCCCCTCTTTCATTTGTAAATAATTGTTGCCTAGGCTGTTCTTCTAATTTATCTGGTATACCGTTTCCATCCTTATCAATCCATAACGCAAAGAACCCTACAAGGGCCGTCAACACGCTAGGAATAAATATATGGTCAATAATATTGATGCCGACATTAATCAGCTTGTTTGCATCGTCTGATACCTGCCCGCTAATAAACGACATAATATATTGTGCTATCACCAATAAAATAGGCACTAGCATAACGAGGACTAGCGCCCTCGTTGCTAATACACCTGTTGGCCGTATGCCAGCTATTCGGATAGACTGATAGGACCTCTTGATGCGGTTAATAATAGCTAGCTTATCCATTACCCCTCCACGCTCTGATAATCTCGAGTACGCCATGGAACACCTTTCCAAGGTCGATTAGATCATCTTCAACCATTTCTCGTAAATTTTCGATGATAGACCAACATTCTGCGAAGAAGGGTATCAACATAAATACATAGGAGAAAAGATGGTCTAAAAATAAAGCTGTATTTGGAATTGGGATATCTGGTAACGAAATAAATACGATGGATAATATCATCCATGCAGGATATTGAACGCATAGTTTCTTTAACAAATCACTTCTAAGACGTTCACTCATTAAATATCTACGTCGTTCACCAGTTGTTTCATCAATATATTTACCTTTTCCCCAGCCGTACCAGGTCAACGTTGTTAGTAGCGTAATAGGATTATTAGGTCTGTGATTATCCTTGTTATACCGCAACACTTCTGAAGCAATTCGTTGAATTGTGTCCACAAATAATAATGTAGTGGTTAAAATAATCACTACCCCCATACTGACGATATGCGCATGTGATACACCGCTAATCAGCATTATTAAAATGTCATTTAGAATAGTCATTCACTCCCCCTGTGTGTTGCAAATTATTCGACTTCAACAGTTTTAGTAAACATCAACTTCATTCGTGCATTATAGAATTTAATTGTTGTATTTTCTGTAGTAGATGGTAGTGGCACTTCCACGTTACCCGTTTTCGTATATTGAATTTCACCGTCATTAATTTGGAATGGCAGGGTTGCTGCATAGGTAATATTTATTTTACCTTCATTCACTGTGATATACGGGTCTGGAATACCCTCATCACCCATTAAATAAATAGATGTGCTATTTCTTTGTGCTTCAAAATATTCAAGAAGAATACCTTCAAGACTATCACTATGAACGAATACATTATTATCTAATAGTAAATTTTTAATTTTAGCCACTACCTTGGCATTGACATTATCCCCTTGTTCGCCTTTAGGGCCTTTAGGGCCTTTGAGTGCGTTAAGCTGTTCCGGTGTAAAATCAGAATACTTAAAAGGCTCGCCTTGTAAGCCTTTTAAACTATCAAGCCATTCCTGTTCAGTACCTTTGAACCCATGTGCTACTGCAATAGCATAGGCGCTTTTACCTAAGCCCTCGATAAGCGTAATAGTAGTTTCCTTATCAAGTTTTAAAATTAATTCGTTTTCCATACCAAGTACCTCCTTACTTGTGCATTGAAATATCTGGAACGATGGTGACTGTACCCTGTCCAAGTTTTATCCATTTCTGATCATTGTAGATGAAAGCATCATACAGGTAATCGCCACCCTTTAAATGGGCCTCAGCGGAATCCTTTCCGCTGATGAAGAACCCTACCTGTTTAGACTGTACCACAGGTGTTAACTCTAATTTCATATCATCATAAGGCCGTTTACGAATTTTGCAGACGGCCTCATATTGACTTAGGTCCATATCGGAGCCAGGTGGCACGATGTATGTCATGCTAAAGTCCTGCCCCGCGTATATTGTGATGTCTTGTTCAATCATATAGGCCTCCTTAGATTTCCATTTCATCTGTTGAAGGAACGTTCTCGGTTCCATCTAGTTCACAGATAAGAACTTGTGTAGCTTTGACAGATTGAGGATCTAATGGAGCCCCTACTTCTCCCTTATAATCGGTATCAATGGTCACGCTATCACCATTCCAGTTAACATAGTGCTTAGCATAAGCACCCGCTGTGCTGTGGATATCTAAGATAGGATATACATAGCACAGCCCTGGCTTTTTTATACCCTGGAATTTAACGGTGCCCATTTCGTAATCCGCCTTACTAAGAAGCGTATCGCCATTAAAGTTTTTACTGATAATTTGAGCAATTCGTAATGTTGGCAGGTTGCTGTTGTATATAGGCATACCGTATTTATCGAATACCTCTAAGCCGGAGGTGCCTGTTTTTGGCATACGGCTAGAATATACATAGATTTCAATGGAGTCCGCAATCTTACGAATATCCTCAACGCTATCACAGGCAAATGTCACCTGTAAGTAATTGGTCCAGCGACCCATTCTATCCGGATGTCGTTGATTACGAATTTCAGTAAGTCGTACATGTTTAAGCGGAGTATTACTGGATAAAGCATACGCATAATACTCATCTGGCTTTCTTAACCGAATCGGGATATATACGGCGGCTACATAACCACCGTTATAGGAATTAATATACCCAATGCCGTCACCCTTATATAAATACTCAGAACCCGATTCTACCCGTCTATCGTGAATAGGTGAGTTCTTTAAATTAATCCGATACTTTAGGTATAAGCATGATTCGCTATCATTAATTGTCAAAATATCGTCTGCATTTTTGATTTCAAAATAGTTCATATCACATCACCCCGTATATCAACGCAATTTTACATGGCCGTCCTTTATACTGCTCTGCAAAAGAGCGAAGCTTCCATGAGATGGTATCGTCAGTTACTATGAGGTCATATAAGTTTGTAAAGTTCATAATATTGACGTCATTATCATCTGTGTATGCGTTAAAGAAATACCAAATATGTTGGCCATTGGCTAGGTTTAACGTTACACTACCGCTAGCTTCAATAGTGTCAAATCGTTTCACTCCAACGATTCGCGTTAATCGGTCCGTGATTGAAATAATTTCCGTTCCTTTTTTATCAAATACTTGTATTCCAGCTGGCACAGTATCACCTTTCTTTCTAAATAACGAAGTCAGCTTTTCTTTTAACCACTTAATTAGTCGTCCCATAGTCCTAACCTCACTCTCAGTACATTATTATCATCGAATACTTGAATTAAGTTATCGGATATCTCAACCCTAGCGCCACTCGTCTTAGTGCGGAGCGTACCAATCGTTGCCGTGATAGCGTCTAAGCTATTTACTTTTAACTTATCCGCGGTAACGCTATCCGCTTGTAACTTGTCACTACTAATGGATAGGGCTTGTATCTTATCCGCACTCACGGAGTTAGCTTGGAGCATGCCCTCGGTAATAATGTTATTATCGAACAGTGCTTGGCCTGTTACGTGTAATAGCTTGCCATCTATTCGAGTACCTTCAGGGGATAAGTTAATCCGGCTAACAATCTGAGCGCCGTCAAGACTATTCATAGCATCGGTCACTCTAAGGTCAATACCATTGGATAACGTAGTAATTTGTCCGGATAGGTTCCGATTAAGGTCTGTTACCTTTTGAGTAATGCCTCTATCCAATTGAGCGATTTTAGATTCAAACCCATTAATGGAGGTTTTCATCGTTCCGACTTCGGAACTCATAGCTTGGATGGTATCGTCCATTGCTTTTAGCCCTAATGCTTCCGCATCAAGAAGGCTCTTATCAACTCTATCCTTAATAGTGACCGACTTTTCGGTTACTAAACTGCTGCCGAACACATCGACATATTCGCACCGCACACGATATACACCAGCCTTGTTAGAGTACGTGAGCATACTCGACGTAGTCTCTAAATCGTCTGTACGCTCGTCGCCGATAATGTGGCAACGGATAACGTAGGCCTGTGGTGGCTTTGCCCCAAAGTAAAGACTAAATCCTCCGAGTTGGTCCTTGACCTCAAACGTAGGCGCCCCTAACTGAGGTAAGTTATACGAATACGTTGCAGGCGTTGAGTATTTGCCTAGCGTACTTCGTGCATACAAGTACACCGTGTCACTTCGTTTCGTGAGAGGTAAGTTGGCGGATGTACCTTTTACCTTTGCAAGGAGAGCATTAGTATCCTTCCCTGGGTCATTATCGGTGCGTAGTTCATAGTAGTCCACGTCAGCGTTTATAACATCGTTCCATGATGCGGTGGCGTGGTCCTTAAAGGCTACAGTAAAGTTCTTAGGCATATCCGGTACTTCGTCCATCGCCTTGACTACGACGTCAACTACCTGGGCAGTATCGGAGCGATTACCGAACCTATCCACGGCTACGGCCTTAACCTCGTACTCTTCGCCAGGCCCCAAAGCCTTGATAATAACCTGGCTGTTACTACTACCTGCGTACTGCCAATCTTGACCGGTTACGGCTTGGCCATTCTTAGATTTAAGTCTGTACCACACCTCAGCACTATCAAAGTTGCCAGGATTAACCGGTGGTTCGAACATCACTTGAAGGTCATAGTACACGCTCTTATCAGCGGTTAGGTTGTAGCGACTAATAACATGTAGGTTCTGCACATCACCAGGTGCTTGCATCTTAGGAATCACAATTTCCTTAGTAACCCCTGTAGTGAGTTGCCCTAAATCGTTAATCGCTTGCACCCTAACCTCGTAAGTAGCGCCTAATAGTACATCGGATATCTCCGTGCTATTAGGTGATGCGGGGAAGTTCCCCACGTATTTCCAGGTATCACTTTTAGCGTTCCGATAGTTAACTATTACGTTGGTTATCTTGCCATCACGAGGCAGTTGCCAACGGACGGCAATTCGTGAATACATAATGCCATTAGCGCCGTATACATCACTTACGAGGCCAATATCCTCGATATCGCTCCCAACTTCCGACGTATAGTCGATAGTTGGAACAGTACCATCATCACTCGTATATACTTCCGGATAGTATTCCATGCACTGAATCTTACGGGTAAGGTCTGTACCTCCCTCTGTGATAGCTAGCACCCTAAATGGTTTAGCTGCTTTGGTTAACTCACCAAAGGCATACACACTACCAGGTTCGACTGCAATCGTTTCCTTAACAGTGACGTTCCGCCCGATGACACTTAATACGGTAAGCGTAGTCACCGTATCAGTGGCATTGCTGCGAATAAGTAGTTGGTACTGCTTACCAGGTAATGTCAATACCTCCTTATCAAGAGTGATGGTATTACCTGTAACAGCTACTACTCGGCCACCTTCGCCCCATTCAGGTACGTCATGTTGGATAAGAATAATATCCCCTATCGTACACGCTATGGCGTCGGTGAAAGCTTCGATAGATACAGTACGCACCTCGTACTTATTGCATCGTAGATAGTGCTTACCATGTTTGAACGCTTGGTCTAAGCTAGTACATCCCATGAGCTCTATTTGAGCCGGATTGGTAAGAGTATCCGATTCATCGTAGGTATCGCCATATACCGGGATAACATCGCGTTCGTAGTCCTTATCCTTATTAAGGAAGGAAATTTCAACGGAGTTGGCACGACTTTGAATACCTTGAAATTCTTCGGAAAAGCTACCTTGCTTAATGTTGGCCACGGTGAATAACTGCACTGGTGTTGATTTATAGTCACTAACACAGGTGAATCTAGTTCCCTGTGGAATGACTTTACCGCGCCCTACGTTCTCCGGATATTTGAGCGCATCCCATAACCGACTAGCGCTATCGTAGATATAGTTAAAGGTGAATCCGTTCTTGTCACAATTGCTTGCCCAGGCTTTAAATGCATCGTAGTCCATACGTCCATGAGGTTGGCCAAACACGACGTATTCATCACCAAACTTACGAGCCATATGAAGTAGATCATACGCCGCCCATGCCGGGTTATCCGCGCGTTGGACTTCGTACTTTTGTTGATAAGGGTTGAATACGTACACGGTGGAGCGTTCTTGTATCCAAGATACTTCAGGGTCAGAGCCATTAAGTTGAGAAGTGGCCAAAGCTTTAATACCGATAAGCGCCTTACCAGGATGTACGAAGTCATCATATATAATCTGTGTTAACTGGTTCCAGTACACCTTATTGCTGTATCGGATTGAGTTGCCATCCTTACTGGAGCAACGAACACGGACTTCATATTGTGCCTTATCGAGGTTATCGAATCGGTACACTCGATAGAACGCTGTGTTTGTAGCCTCGGTAACCTTGCCCTTATAATCGCCTTCAGCGATTTCCGCGTCAGACTTTTGACGAGTAAAGGCCCATCCGTCACCAGTTTTCTTGACAAAGGCTTGCATGCCTTTTTGATTGGAGAGAGGTAACTTATGCCACTCTTCATTTTCCCCAACTTTGCGGATTTCCGCATCAAGAGTAACTGAGGTAGCATCCATACCGCCTGTATCGTTCGAGTAATACAAGCCGTTAGGGAAGCTAATAGTTAACTCGATAGCGTTGCAAGCGTCCCCTTGTACACGTTGCGTACTCCACCCAGTTTTAAGTTCATAGTTGAGTACTTGATCCGCGTAATTATCGTTGAAGTTAGGGATAACAGTTTGGTCATTAGTACCTAATCTGATATCTACTTGTACATCCTGGTAGTTACTAATAGGGTTAGCATTGATACGGATATCCTCGATTTTGGATAACTCGCCTTCACCGGCGCAATATAAGAGGTTGAGGTACTGCTTTTCACCATCGCTGATAATGTGACGCGATAAGAGGAGCCCTGCACTCTTCATACGGCCGTACGTAACGGCTAGAGGGTACCCTTGCCCGGTTACAGTTTTAGCCCCTCCCCATCCATAGGTATTAGCTTGAGATGAGTCCGTGTGAGACCGGTCAGCCTTTGGCTGAGTTAACTTATTTACGAGCATATTGCCAATCATACCAATGGCCATGGAGAGTACGGTGCGCCATATTAGGCTTTGGATACCAAATATCGCACCACTAGCGATACCGCCTGTGGCGATACTAAGGCCTATGGCTAAGATGATTCCAAAGAACTTACCATCAATCTGTGGCATGGCTACGATATAATCGCCATCGTTCACGATAGTATCAAGCGTAGCCTCTTGGCCATTAATGGAGTATACCCAGTCGCCGTCTTGTTTAGCATAAAAGCTTAATGGCATATTCGCCTTATAGGGGCGGTATTGTGTTTCATGCTGATCCGGTTTAAACGGATTCCTTACTAGCACTACATTAATCATCGGCTACTCCTTTCTATCATAAATGTGTTTAAGCCTAGGAACGTATTTAGAAATATGCTCGATACATACGCCGCTTGGCTTAGTGGCATGAATGAATCGGCCATCGCCTAAATACACGCCAACGTGGTCGAGTTCTTTACCTTTTAGCGAAAAGACCAGGACACTGCCCTCGGTAGGTTCCTTGACCTCTTGCCACTCGTCCATAGGAATATCTGTGTAGTTTGGAAGCATAACACCATTACGGCGATACACTTCCGCCACTACATCCCAACATTTCAGCTCATCAAATGGAGTGCCGAGTAAATCAGTCATATCACTTGTTAGATGCATACAGACCTCCCTGTGGAATCGTTGGCTCACCGCCGAATCGAACGCTATTCCCTAATGCTCGACATCGTGACAAAGTCTTATTACACTCGGTCTCAGTACCTTTATATCCGCACTGAACCCCTTTGAACTTAAACGGGCAAAAGTCCTTCATAATACGAACCAAGGGAAACCTACGCGTGAAACTAAAATCCGTACCAAGCGTGAACTCCATCCATTCAGCATTAGCAACGGAGCCCGTAATAACGAAGTGTTCTTCTACTTCGCATACATTCGGTACATTTGTATTTATTACACGGACAATGACATTCGCACCCGTGAACCCTTGATTATCCTCCGCCAGGCGTTGGATAGTCCGTGTCACATTAGACACGGACAATTTAACGTTTGGTAGGTCAGTCGAGTTATGGTTGACGTCCGCTAATTTGAACGGAAACGCTATATATTTATTCCCTTGAAAGGTAATATCCTCTGTGTTATATACTAGCCGAACAATATCGCCTTTATATTCAATGTCAAGGAGCATGAGCCATACACCTGTGGCGTCTATTTTGTTTTTCTCAACAATAGATGCAGTTGAAAGTGTTAACATGTTATGCCTCCTGTAATTTAACGGTACCAACCCATGTGCCGTAGTCGTTCGCAGCAAAATCTAATTGATCACTGAAACGTACCTTGAGGGTTTCATTCGTTTCAGGATTCGTCCAATCGAATACCGTCGAACAGTTAACCTCATCGAAAAACGCTCTTAGCCGTAAGTACTCATAGGTAGGCACCTTATAGTTCACGTTGTATGACCGTAGGGCCTTAGTAGTCTTACGGCGGCTGATTATCGTCATATTTTCTACTTGGCCTTTATATGTCATATCTGGTGTAGTTTCTTGGATTGGATATATTGGATATCTAATGTTTGGAAATGTTGCCATGATTAACCTGCGGCTGCTTTAATAGCATCCCGCGCACCTCCTTTATTATTTGTTACGGCTTTAACCATTACATCGATGATGTAGTTTTCTCCGTCAAATCGCGAGCTTTGTTGTTCAGACTCAAGAGCTTGGCCAGACTGATTAATGATATTAACAACTACGTTGTTACTTGTAGTGCCGCCCATCAATCTGCGAGTTTCGCTCGCAGTGTAAATGCGATGCGATCCGGAGGATTGTAATAATTCCGGTCCGTTTTCACCGACCAGCATAAGTCCCGGGTTTGTTTTCCCCCCGGCAGCAAAACGATTGCCTGTAAATGCAGAACTAAATGAACTGCCGCCAGCAAATGATGATGTCCCTTTTGCAACACCTAGAGAACCGATTCCGTTAACTACTCCGCCGAATAGGCTTTGTAACTTAGGCATTACATATTGTTGGAATGTTAGTTGAATCATCATTTTAATAATGGCATTTGTCATATCCTTGAATATGTCCTTAATGCCTTTACTAAACGACTTCGTTCCTGTTGCCATAGCCTCGAGATTATTTGTCCATGCTGAGTTGATAGAGTTCATTGTACTATCGAATGTAGACTTCGCTAAGTCAGCATAATTAGTGGTCTCTTGCTTATACTGCCGAGCGGCTTCTTGCAAGCTTGTTTTAAGACTACGACCTGACAACTCCCATAGCTTTTGCTGGGACTCTAACAGATTCTTTTCAATTTGCAGTCTTTGTGTCGCACTTAATTGAGCCTCTTTGACTTCGCTTCGTGCGTAATCAATGTACGATTTTAACTCTTCAGCAAGTAACGCATCCGCATCACTGCGAGATAACCGACCTAGCGTAACCATATTAGTTAAGTGGTCAACGGTTTCACTCGTTTGAGTATATGCTAACTCTCTGATTTTCTGCTCAGTATCAGATGCCAATTTTAGGCGCTCTGCTTGAGCTTTCTTTTCAGCGAGTTCCTTATCGCCTACAGCCTTTGTATACTCACGGACGTTATCATCAATCTGCGCCTTTTGTGCTTCGGCTTCAGCTTTGAGTAATTGCAAGCGGTCGCCAGTACGTTCAAGATCGAGTTTCTTGATATCCTCGTTCATCTTACGAACACGGATAGTCTGATTTCGTTCAGCTTCAGCTAATCGCTTTTGATACAGCTCTTCGTTCTTAGCTCTAACTTGGGCAGTTAGATTTAACTCAGCAAGCTTCTTGGCATTTGCTGCACTACCTGCTAAGTTAGCAGAGGCGCTTGATGTGGCGCCTGCTAATAAACTGGTGTCTACGTACCCTGTAATAGCACCAAAATCACCCGATACGCTAGGCTTGCTAACAACGCCTGTACTGGAATTAGCCCCAGTATATCCGCCGTTTCCGTCACTAATGACTATATGATTATCGCCAAGTACAACCACACCATCTCCGGCTTTAGGTGTATATCCATCGCCTGCGTCATGCCATGCGCCAGCAGCTCTTGCTGCATCCATGATAGATGGGACATATCGAGGTACGTCCTTACCAAATGCCTGCAATACCGAATCAGAAAACAGCTTTCCGCAATCCGTTGCCCATGTACCATCAGCACCTAACTCGTATGCCTTGCCAAGTTGCTCATTAGCCGCGTCTAGCACACTCACGGCTTCCCCTGTAACGCCTCCGCTCAATCCAGAAACAGAACGGATGATATCACGGATATTCTTATTGTTAGCTTCATACTGATTCTTAGCAGTTAACTTATCGATTTCGTATTGACTGCCGTCAATTTGTAGGCTTTGCAAAGTAAGAGACCGATATAACTCAGACATACGCTCTACAGCGCTTGCTAACTTCTCAGCCGCTTGTTGAGCTTTCTTAGCTGCCTGCTCTTGGGCTTTAGCCGCTTTCGCTGCTTCCTCATTTGCCTTATTGATAGCTTCGGTATTCGTTAATCCGCCATTAGCAAGGTCCTCTTTCGCTTTTGCAAGATCTTCATCGAGTTTCGCTTTCGCAGCATCCGCCTCTTCTTTTTGCTTTAAAGCCGCATCGATTCTAGCGCCTTCTTCTTTTGTAGCTAAGCGGTCATTCTTTACAAGCCCAAACCATGCGCTATCCTCAATCCAATACCGAGTATCATGACTATCCTCATAAGCCTGATTTATACCATCAGTGGAATTCGTATTCTTGTGAATACGCTTCCCGTCAACATCTACACCCACATAAGAGCCGGATGTTTTTTCGTTGTAGCGAAAATCGAGTAATGCTTTCCCAGCAAGTCCAATTACCGTAGCTAATGTTACCCAAGGACCGGCTGCAGCAAGTGTGGCCAATCGCATAAATCCGAGTGCGCTGGTTAGTGACCTCATAACTACGATTACTGCACCTGCTTCTGCACCGAATTTGACAATGCCTCCGATAGCTTCCTTCTGCTCAGCGGTCATCGACTCGAATTCTTTAGCAACGTCTAACACGCCATTTGCGTAGTCATTAAACACAGGAACTAACTCATGTCCGATGGATACTGCAAGTCGTTTACCGGTATTCTCTAAATCCTTTAATTCCCGATTTAGCTTTGCCGATTTAGCTGCAGTCTCGTCATCGATAATAAGCCCCATTGCTTTGGCACGTTCAGCCACTTTGTCCATCTGCTCAGCGGACATGTTTAGCATGGCGTGCATCTGATAACCCGTACGACCAAAGAGTTCCATTTCGACACGAGTCTTCTCAGCCCCGTCCTTCATCCCTCTTAAGCGTTCTTGTATCATCTTGAACACTTCAACGGTATTCTTACCTTGAATCTGTTCAAGCGTGTAGCCTAATTTACTAAATATATCAGTGCCGAGTTTTCCCTCTGCCCGAGCGACTTCCATTTTTTCCTTGGCCGCTCCGACGTTTTTTGAAAACTTAGCAAATGCACCAGCGCTATCTTCCATAGCAATACCCATGTAATTAGCTACTGCTAATAGTTCACTGGTTTCTTTTGCCGTAGCACCGGTAATCCCTGATAATTTCTTAACGGCTACGTCCCATTGGATCGCCTCTTTGGCAAGTTTGGCACCGATGCCTACAACACCAACACCGGCACCTATCGCCATGAGGTCATTCTTCATTTTGCCAAGGGCGGATTTGGCGCCTTCGGCACTAGCTGTAATTTTCTTGAGTCCTGCTTCCGTATTCTTATCGGTCAGCTGAACGACAATATCAATTAAATTATTGGCCATTCTTGTGCGCCACCTCCAACTCTTTAGCTTCCAAGATTACAAGCAAATCTATAAGGTGCGGTAGTGGCTCAATGCCGTAAGCCTTCGCCACTTCTAACACCGCTGGCATATCGAATCCTGCAATACCGCCTGAATGCCAACGTCGCTGCATCTGGCTAGCGTTGTATACTCGCATTGCTTGTCTCGTTCCATCTAATTGATGCGGGGAATTAAACTCACACTCCGAGCAGTCAAAATTCTGCTTAGTCTCACGTTGCATCTTGATACAATCAGAGCAGTATTTTGGTTTGTCGGAGTTGAGCCAACTCCACGCATCAATTAGTTTTTTTCGATTTCAGCCTTTTTTTCATTAGTGAAACGCATAGTTTCAATTGCTAATTCCATAACGCCATCGTTAGGTGCTTCTGCGATTTCACTATCAGACATCTTATACACATTTCTCATAATCCATTCGGCTAAATCGCGATACCACAATAATTTAGCCGGTTCAGGGGTTTCTTCTGGAAGAGGTGTGTATAACGGATCTAATTCAGCCTTAATCAATTCGCTACGCTCAGCAAATGTTAAACCTCTTAATTTAATATCTTCAAATGCCATATGGGCACCTCCTAGTATTGTTCTTGATTATTAACTAATGTAATGATGGATGCGGAGCGACCAGCATCTGCACGATAGTATGCTTTAAACGGCAATTCAATATTGACGCCACGAGGGCCATCGATGCCTGGAGATTGTCGTTCGTACACAAGTTCAGGCAATTTGAATGTAAGCGACCAGTCATCTTGTTCAAGTCGCAATTCCAAGCTGGATTCCGTACCGTTAACCGCTTTGTTTAAAAGGTCCTTATTTTGGAAGAACGCTTTAATTGTCCCTGAGATAGCCACAATTCCTGGGTCAATATAAGTACGGAATCCTTTACCGCCGATAGCGTAAGAGTCGCCATCCAATCCAAAATCAAAGTTGATATCACAACTTAGAATATTGGCCACGGTAACGCCGCCCTCTTTGATAGTCGCGTTTAGATTTTGGAACGGTAAGAAATTAACCGCTTTTGCTGCAGC